GGCACTTTAACGGGCGACATTACTGGCGATGTAACAGGAACTGCATCAACTGCAAGATCACTTACAGGAACCCCAGACATTGTTGTTGGTATTGTAACTGCAACAAATATCAACTCTAATATCTCTACCACTGGTATCTCGACAGTAACTAATAGATTGTTCGTCGAGAATAATATCGGTGTCAATACTGTTGCACCAGCAGCAGATGTACACATTGTCAAGAATAGTTCTGCTGGTGTTCTAGTTACCGCACCACAAGACGGATATGTTGCTATTGGAAATACTCTTGCCAGAGGTCAACTAGGTGGAGAGATTCGTTTCGGTAACCTATCAGGTTCGTTCAGTGGAGCACATGCACTAGATCTAGTCAACTATGATGTTGGTGATATAAACCAGTACATTCATCAAGGTGCTGCTGGTATCAACACTGGCGACTTTAACTGGATATACGGTCAAGATCAGACCGCCAGAATGACTCTAACTTGGGATGGTAAGTTAGGTATTGCAAAGACCACACCTGACCATGAGTTGCATGTTGTTGGCTTTGCAACTATCACCGAAGACTTATTCATTGGTGATGACCTATTCGTAGTTGGAGATACAGATCTAGGCGGAGACTTAACTGTTGATGGTGTATTCACCACCAATACTTTGAATGTTCTTGGTGGCATCAATGCAAACCTGAATAATACTTCTGGTGTTTCAACATTCTTTGATATTGATGTTACAAACTTTGCAAAGTTATCATCTGTTGGTATTGGAACCACCTCAACACTATTCAACTTCCAACTTGGCACTGCTAATGATCTAACAAATGACCTTGGAATAGTTGCAAACACATCATTCCTTGGTATTGGTAGCGAGACTATCTATCCAAATGTAGACATCAACGCTGTTGGTAAGAGAGCAATTATTGAAGCGGTTGGTGTTGGAACTACCAGACCAAAGTCTGCTGTTGATTTCAGAGATGCTGGAAGAGGATATAGCTCTGATGCATATCGTTTCATGATGGTTCCTGCCGTCAGCACCTCAGAAAGAAACGCACTTGATACAGTCACCGATAACATTGGTGGTGCCATTGTCTACAATACTAGCATAACTGCACCAGAATACTATAACGGTACTTCGTGGAAGACTCTGGGTGAAATTGGTATCACAACCTATGCAAACGTTGCTGGTGTTGCAACTGATGCAGTCAATGTTGTTGGTGGTATTGTTTCTGCGTTCTCTGTAAGTACAGGCATTGCGACTGTATCAGAACTGAAAGTAGGTACTGGGGTAACAATAAACTCTGGTATTGTAACAGCATCCAATGGTTTCACAAGTGGTATAGGTGGACCTGTTGAAATATCAGTCTCTGGCAGTGTCTTAACCTTCAATGTTCCTGGGGTTGGTAGTACCAGCTTGACATTATCCTGATAAGTCGGTAGACTACCTTTGTCCGGGTTGGAGATGAGAGTCTGAGCTCTTATAGGACAGTTGAAGAACCGTCACAGGGACCGTCAGTAGCGGTCCCTTTGTGCTATAATAAGTCTATCGTCAATGAGTCAGTGATGCAACTCCGTCCCCACCAGCAAGATGCTCTGGACTCTATGTTGGCATTTGACAAGGGTCAAATCGTGATTCCTACTGGCGGCGGTAAAACCCCAGTTATGTTCCACGATCTGATTGTCAACTGTCAGTATATCGACAACGGTATGACTGCTGTTGTTGTTGCTCCTCGTATTCTGCTGGCAGAACAACTTTGCTCTGAGTTCTTGGAGCACATTGATACTACCAATACTCATATTCTTCATGTTCACAGTGGTGAAACTCATCACTTCTCTACCACTAACCCTAGTAAGATCAACCTGTTCGTCAACACTGCACGGACTGCTGGTGAGAATGTAATTATCTTCACCACCTATCATTCTCTGCATCGTCTGCAACAGGCAGATGTTGAAGTCAATACCATTTACTTTGATGAAGCGCACAATTCGGTTCAACGTAACTTCTTTCCTGCTACGGAGCACTTCTCTGCTGTTGCTGACCGCTGCTATTTCTTCACTGCTACTCCTAAGCACTCTGTTACTATTTCCAAGCCTGGGATGAACGACCCTGAGGTTTATGGTCCTGTTATCTGTAACGTTCCTGCTCCTAAGTTGGTTGAGGAAGGTTACATCCTGCCTCCTAAGGTTGTTGTGAAGCAACTGGATATGGTTCAGGACAAGCAGATGATTGCTGACCGTGACTCTCAGAACCTGCTGGATACCATTGATGAGAATAGTCTGGATAAGATTCTTATCTGTGCTCGTTCTACCAAGCAGATTGTCAAACTGCTGAGTGAGTCTGACTTCCGCAAAGAGTTGTCTGAGCGTGGTTATTCTTGCATGTATATCACTGCCAAGACTGGTGGTGTTATCGACGGGAAGAAAGTCAACCGTGAGGTGTTCTTTGACACTCTCAATGCTTGGGGCAAAGATACCTCTAAGAAGTTCGTGGTTCTTCACCACAGCATCCTGTCTGAGGGTATCAACGTCAGCGGACTGGAAGCAGTGTTGTTTATGCGTAACATGGACTACATTGGTATCTCCCAGTCTATCGGGCGTGTGATTCGTCTGGGTGGCACTTCTAAGACCTTTGGGTTGGTTTGTGTGCCTGTTTATGATAAAGTGGGTATCAGTACCGCTAAGAGTGTTCAAGCAGTAGTAGATACTGTGTTCAACCAAGGTCAACCTGCTATTTCTATTGTTCGTCGATGAATAAGTTATTTCAAGGAGATTGTTTAGAAGTAATGTCCACACTTCCTGATGGTTGTGTGGACATGGTATTTTGTGACCTTCCTTATGGCACTACTCAGAATGAGTGGGACTGTCTTATTCCCTTCAATGAGTTGTGGGAACAGTATCATCGTGTCGTCAAACAAAACGGTGCTATTGTACTCACTGCACAACCACCTTTTGATAAGGTATTGGCATGTTCTAACTTGAAGTATTTCAAGTATGAATGGATCTGGGAAAAGAATAAGGCAACTGGTCATCTTAATGCCAAGAAGATGCCAATGAAAGCACATGAGAATGTGCTGGTGTTTTATCGTAAGTTGCCAACTTACAACCCCCAGATGACACATGGACATAAACCAATGAACGCGGTGCTGCCGAAGGACAATATGCCTGCGCCAGATAAAAAACGCAATTATAACCATGTTGAGAAGCGACTGGGCAATCCTGGTGGTGGAACTACACGTTATCCCCGCGATGTGTTGCAGTTCCCTGTCATCAACAACGATGACCCTTTGAAGTTTCATCCCACACAGAAACCTGTGTCGATGATTGAGTATTTCCTCAAAACATACAGCAATGAAGGTGATGTCATCCTAGACAACTGCATGGGTTCTGGTTCAACTATCATTGCCTGTATGAATACTAACCGTCAATATATTGGTATCGAAAACAGTCCAGAATACTTTGAAAAAGCGAAGGACTGGATTGAGTCTTATGATAAGATAGACACCTTTGTGACAGACCACAAAGTGTCACATCAAACACAGAATCCTCTGACAAACCTCCTATACTGTACTCAGGAACAAAACGAAACCCATGCGCTGTAAAGTTCAACTGTTCGTTGCTGGTAAAGTATTCGACGAATTTGTAGAGGCACGGGACTATCAAGAGGCACGACAAGTTGCCCTTGCTCGCAACCCTAACGCAAAAGTTATTGGTGTTACTGCTGTTTTCTGATGGAAAAGTTTCTTAAACCTCACATCGAACGCCCTGGTATTCTTGACCCTAAGGCAGGTGATCCCCAAGGTTATGTAACAAACGATGGAATGTGGGCAGCAATTCCTTTCATTGGTAAAAATAAAGGGTTTGCCATTATACATAATGGCAAGCATGTTGGAGAGTTTAAGACTTACAAACAATCTGTTGACTTCATCAAAAAGCAGATTAAAATACAGAAGAAGCAAACGTCAACTCTTGAGGAGTTCCTATGACTGATAAACACGAAAAGCGCCGTGATGCACTTGGTTTGTTCTATGAAAGTGTTCTCAAACCAGACCACGAACTCCGACAATGTGCTCATAACCAAAAGTGTTACAATGAGTTGATGGAGTGGCGAGAAGAAATTATCCGTTACTTGGACGAGCGTAGGAACCAGGAGTTCAACTAATGGACTCCCACTACATAGTATTTGCTATATTTGCTGTGGCATTATACTTCATCGTAACTGATGAAAGTGTTGCTGCTGCTTTTTACTATGTGACTGGGATAGTAAAGTTTCACGTTCAACGTAAGTGGTGGTGGATAACACACAACCCACGCAATCCTGTGGTAAAATATATGATATGGCGTCGTTCAATGAAACTTGCCAAAGAACTTGAACAGTATTTTGACAAAAAAGAATAATGTTAGAACTTACTTTGTCGGCATTGCTTAATACAATGTCAGCAGACTTCTGCGCATTGATGGAAACTGAAAAGGATGTCGTTAAGTCTACTTTGCTTGCTTACAGTATGGCAAACAAACAGTACGGTCCTGATAATGTTATCAAGATCATCAATGATGCATCTCCCCTTGAAATTCGTGCCATCGCTGTTTCTAGCGTAGTTACCAAATGCCCAAACAAACTGTAAATAAAAAACCAGCAGTAAAGAAACCAACTGCTGCTAAACCAAAGGCAAAGGTAGCACCCAAACCTAAACCTAAGGCAAAGACTACAACTAAACCTAAACCTAAGACGGCACCTAAACCTAAGGCAAAGGTAACACCTAAACCTAAACCCAGGACTAAAACTAAACCAGCACCTGAACCTGTTGTAGTAGTTGATAAGGAAGTAGAGTTTCCTCATGATATGTTTCCTTGGAAACTTGTCTATAAA